ACGTTCTGGCCGTGGTCATGATTCCATTACCGCCTTGATTCCGGCCTGAATAAGCTCATCCTTGCCCCACCTGATCGCGAACGGCACACCATGGCCCCGAAGCCACTCTTGCAGATCAGCCTTGCTCATGCTCGAAAAGTCCGGCATCGAATCAACTTTGGCCAGCACTTCCGGGACCTTGAACTTCGCCGGAGTGTCGAACCAGCCCCGGTCGAGTTGCTCCCGGATCACGTCGGCGCCGTCAAACAGCCTGCCCGCCGGCGCGTGCACTGGATGGTAGAGCCACATTTTTTCGTAAATCACGAATCCATAATCTTTATCGGTCATAGTGTCGGACCTGTTTCGTTTTGATAAAAGGCGCGAATAGCTCTATCTCTATCCCTAACTTTTCTGACCATGTGTCGGCTTGTCTGGGGGTCAACTTCTGTCTGCCGCCGGTGACATAATGAACGAATGCCGGCGGTCGTCCTATGGCCCGCGCAAATCGCCAGGGATGGTCGTATTTTTCAATTATTGCCGCCCGTATTAAGTCCAAAACATCTCCCGCAAAAGGGGGCCGCAAGGCCCCCGCTGAGGTTAATGGCTACTGAACAACCGGACGGCCCGGCGCGGTTCCACCAATTTGACGCCGTAGAGCACGTCAAGCCGGCAGAGGATCAGGTCATTCGCGATGTCGTAATCCCGCACGACACGAATAGAAATGCCCTTGTAGGTTTCGCGAGCCGCCTCGGTTCCCGGAGGCAAAACCATGGGGACAAAAGCAAGAGCAATCGCCTGTTTCTGGAATGCGAATGACTGCGAGTAGGCAGTGCTGGCGGTCCCCAGGACGGTAACGGCCGCGCCATCGGCAATCGACGCGCTGGCGTTTTTGAAAGCCCCGGTCGCCACCAAAGCCGGACTTACCGAGATAGTCATGTTGCCGCTGGAGTCGCTATCCGCATCAGCGGTCACCACAAATTGCTTCAGCCAAGGGAGGGTGTCTTTGGTAATCGGGTTAACGGCATAAACCCCGGCAATCGTGATAATGTCGCCGGCCTTGACGCAGTCGGCGGTGCTGGCTGTCCACCCGTCGGTAACAATCGAAGCCCCGGTCTGGCCAGAGCCGTTGGTCAGGGGCGTAGTCCCCGCCTTGGCGCCGACAGTGTGAGTCGATAGGTTGTTACTAATGAAGCTCGACATGCCGGCCACGTCGCCGACATACCCGGTCTGGAAGGTTTTTTTGACCAACTCGTTCTGATAGAGCCCCACAGCCGCAGTCGCCAGGCCGGTGTGATAGATTTCGGGAGTCACCACCAAATACCGGTCTTCCTCTTCCACGCCCATTTCATCCAGGCGCTGGGCGCACGGGCTAAACTCGCCGTAACTGTCCGGCAGGGTTCCCGGCGTGCCCACGGCATTGTACATGTCGATGTAAAGGCCGGCGATGTCCCGTTCGACCTTGTTTGCCAACTGGATCACGGCCGGCTGAATGATCTGGTCGGAGAACTCGTCCAAGGACAAGGTCGCTTCCAGGCTGGAATAGTCGAAGTCAACGCCGCGTTGAAGGTTGATAGTCAGGGTTTCGTAAGATTGAGTGATGTTCTGACTGGAATATGTCGCGCCCAAGCGGACAGTAAAGTCAGTTCGACGCTTGATTTCCACGCTGGCACCAATCGCCGGCGGGTTTTTTTCCCACTCTTTTTTGTAGCGGCGGTCAACCAGATTGGCCAGCACCAGCTTGTTTTCAAGCAGGCTAACAGCCTCTTTGGCGATGATCGTCGGGGTAATGAATGTGTTGCTCGAAGCCATTGTAATTTATCCTCTCTTGCGCCCTCGCCGCCGGTTGAACTCTTCCATGGACATTTTCCGGAGTTCCGCGTCAGGCATTTCTTCTATCCGTTGCGGGGATCCGGAATCACGTCTCGTGGCCAGAGCCTGTGGTGGGGCGGGCGCGGTAGAAACTGTTTTTTGAGTCGGGGTCGCCGCCAGTGTCGCCCCGATGCGGGCTATCTCGATAGCCTGCTGAATCGGCGGCAGTTGCGCGATTCGCGCTGACTCCTGGCGATTTTTGCCTAGATAATATGCTATATCGGCCGGATTGGGCATGTACCCCAGGGCGTCGGCCATTACAGTTGTAATTCTGGTTTGTTGAGACCTGACCACGTCGTCAAAATCAGGGTATTTGGCCCCGTCGGCAATCAGCCGTTCGTTCAAGTTCTGCGCTCTCCGGACATACTCGGTTTGCGCCGCCTGCCAGGCTCGTTGTTGCTCTGCCTGGACATATAGGGCCATGGCCGCCTGACGGCCCTCATACTGAGCCCTGGCCGTGACATAGTCATCATAGGTCTGGAATTGTTGCGGAGTCGGAGGTTGTTCGCCGGCCGGTTGAGCCTGTGGCGTCGGCTGTTGCACCGGCGGGGCCTGCTGCGCCCGCATACGCCAATACTCGGCTTCGCGTTCGGCCTCTCGCCGCGCCCTGGTAATTTCGTCGATCCGTTTTTGAACCCCGGAGAGACGGGGTTCGGCGGCGGGGGATTCGCCGGTCGTTTGATCGCCACCATCGGACGCGGCCGTGTCGTCCGCTTGAACCTCGGCCTGATCAGGCGATTCGTCGCCAGTCGGTTCTGACTGTTGCGTTTGTAGCTGTTCCTCGGTCATGATTTGCGCTCCTTAGGCGTGTTTAACCCGGTTTACGTCCGGTAACGTCAAAAATTCCCTGGTTGGCGCGCCCAGGAGTTGACGGGTTCGCCCGCTCAAGCTCCGGACACGATTGATCACGTCCAGCCGGGTTGCAAAGTCAACCCACGGCTGGATAAATATCTCAAGGCCCCTGGTATCATCATTTTTCGAATACCAGTGGCCCGAATCGTCCATCGGAATACCGCACAAGACAATCCGCTCGAATCCCATGGCCAACGCTATTTTTGCCGCAAACAGGCCGCCGGTTCCGTCCCAGCCAGGCGGCCTTTTGCTCCAATAAAAGTCGAAACCAGTTTCCACCAGGTCCTCGCCGGTGTGCTTTGCCAGCGCATCTCCCAGTCGCCGGGATTCCGCGGCAAAAAACTGAGGTTCTAACGTTGCCCAATGATCAACCCGAATCCCCAGATGCTCCAAAAGCCGCCCGGCCAGGTTCACGGCCACGTATTCCGCCGGGACGTTGTAGGCCCGGAAAACAAGTAGGTCCTCGACCGCACTGCCGCCATCGCCCACCACGCAACATATCCTGTTGATTACATGATCAAACACGGGCTTGCACTTGATTGTTTCGCGCGAAACGCTATCCACGGTTCATCCCCTGTTGCATCATAGCCAATAATTCCGGCGGGACCTGCCGCGCCAGCCCCGGCTGAGGGGGCGGGCCTCCGGCCAGCGGAGGCATTCCGGCCGGAGGGCCCTGGGTCGGCGCTTGTCCGGGAGGGGCGGACATCGCCTGTTGCGGTTGCATCGCGTTGGGAACTTGTTGTCGAGGCGGCGCTTCGCCCAATAGCTGTGGCGGCATAATCCGCCGCATGCGATCGGCCATCTCTTGCGCTTCGGGGACATCCAGATTCTTAATCAGCAAATCGCCGGCCACTTGCATCATGGCCGGGAAGGCCTTGACCAATTCAAGCATGGCGTCTACGGCTTCCATGCGCTTCGTCGCATAGCTCGGGCCGACGTCAACCTCGACGTCGTACTTGCCCACGGTCAGGTCATTAATTATGACCGTTTTCCCGGTCTGCACATCAACTATGCTTTTGTTGATCTCGACAACCTGCTCAGTTTCGTCCGGCCCGATTATCCGAATAACCCTGTTCGTGTCGTAAATTTTGGGAATCAGATCTACCAGGATGCGCCCGCAAAACTCGATTGCCCGACGCAAATTATCATGAAATGAAAATGTCGAAATGTCGCTCTGCCGCTGCCGCGCCGTAATCGCCCGGCCGCTCGTCTCATTGCCCTGAGCTCCCAAACTGGCATCATAAATTCCGGTCGTGGCCTTGAGGTCGTCGGCCGCGATCTGGGTTTCCTGAATAGCCCCAGTCGGAATCGTCGGCGGCATTTGCCGCTGAGGCATCGGCGCGTCAGGCTGTGGGTTGTAGGGCAAATAAGGCAAATTATCCGAGTTGACCCGCCGCCACTCCGACTCAAAGCCCTCGATTTGATCCGGCGTCACCAGCCACGGGCTTTTCGGGGACAGAGCCACAAGTTCAGTGCTGGCTGATCGCCAGTAGTTGTACATCCTTTGCGGGTCCTTCGCGAACCGAACCAAAGACCTCAAATAGCGTTCGCCCCGGACTACGGTTTCCTTGCCCCAGACCGGGATAATCGGGATGTAGGTCCCTGGCCAGTCAATCGGGCCATCAATGATTTGTCGGCATCCTAGTAAATACCACTCGACCGCATGGCTCTTGACTTCGCGCTGACGGACGATAGTTATCCCCTGCTGTTCCAGTTCGTCCAAAACCGGTTTCACCACGTCCATTTCCGTAACGGTTCCGTCGGACATCTGGACGATGGTTTTCCTTTTCTGCACCACTCGCCAATACTCGCCAATGCGGACGTGGTCTTCGTGGTCGAACCAGTCAGACCACGCGTCGTCAGTCTCGGCGTCGAAATCGCCAACAGTCAGATCAGGGTATTTTTCCTCAAACTCCGACCGAGGTATCATTTCGGTGATAAACGCCCACCTGGCGTCGGATCCGTCGGCCGCCTCAGCGTTGGGGTCGATGGTCACGGACATGGGATTCAAAATCCTTTTGATCCGGATATCCTGGTCAAATGTGTCTTCGCTGTTATATTGAGTGACGACTCGGAAATATCCCTGAGCGCAAGAAATAGCCCCCTCAAGTGCGGTCTGGTAGGCCACGTCAGCCCCGGCCCGCTCGATGGCCCGAATCAGGCCGGCCATGACCTCCACCCGTTCGGGGTCCTGATTGTCATCAATAGGCCGGATCTTGATGGCCATCTTGTTCTGGCGCGCGTCGCCAATGACCTTGTCCACCGTCGCCGGCAATTTATTAATGGTCAGACACGGCCGGCCTGCCCGCTGGTGGCGAACGTCCTCCGGCCACTGATCGCCAATCAGGAATTCAAGATCCTCGGTCCCCATTTCACGATTTTTGCGCCAGGCCTCGGTACCCAGCTTGAACCGTCGGGAAGCCTCGGAAAGAATGTCTTCGTCTTTGTCTTTGTCTTTGGCCATCGCCGCTTATCGTCCCGTCCCCTGCTTGTGCGGGCGGAAGTAGAATTTGACCGTGCCCACGGCGTTAGTAACGCTGTTCCCGCTGGCCGCAAACGTCAGCTTTTGATTGACAAACACGTCTCCATATGCGTTGCCGACCTTCGGCGTGATCATTTGAGCCGCGGCGCTCGACCGGTTGGCCAACTCGCCGCCGGACACGTCCACACCATCCTCATTGCTCAGAGTTATGTCGTAAGCGTCTGTCGGATGGACGGCCCCGGGAATCGTGTCAATCCGCTCAATCCATCCGATAATCGGATCAGTCGTGGTAATCGGCAGAATAGCCCCGCCGGACGCGGCCAGCCAGTTAATCTCCGCCACTCCGATGTTTCGGCCGGCCTGGAACAATGGCTCGGTATAAATCGTTTCAGCACTCGATGCCATGTTTATGCTCCCATCCAGGCCGCGCCCTGATCGCTATTCGAGGCAATCAGCCGCCGGCCAGATTTTGGTTTGTCTTTGAATTTATCGCGATAGGCCACGGCAAACGTTCGCAGCGCGTCGGCCGCATGGCTGGTCCAGTCGTGAAGGGGCTGATCGCGAAACTTGCTCAGCCTGTCAGAATATTCCCTCTTGTAAAGCCTGAGCTTTTCTATTCCGGCCGCGCACCTTGTCCTGTCGAACCAGAGCCGGGGAATCAGCCGGCGGACAGAGTCAATCCCGTCCTGAACGGCTAACATGGGCGCCACGGTGAACCGTATCCCCAACTCGCGCGCCACTTCCAGGCGGCTCTTGCCAGTCCCGAGTTCACGGACCTGGATATCATGCGGCGCATGATGCTGCCCGTAAACGTATCCCCTCGTTTGCAGGACATGCGCGTAATGTGCGAGTCCCTGGCCATCATGCTCGTAATAATCAATAGCCCGGGTTTCGCCGCCGCGCGGAGTCTGTAGAAACCATATTGTAGTAGAATCGTCCATACCTAAATCCCAGGCGGTATGAACAGGCAAAGCAGAATCATAGGGCACGCTGGTACTGCGGCCGGCTCCCTCGGCCTCGGCCATCAGCTTGCCGTAATAGGCCCCCCGGACAGCCGCCTCAAACGAGCACTCAAACTCCTGCTCGTACTCTTCCTCGGACATTTCGGCTTTGGTCTTAGCCAGTTCCTCGGCGTCAAGCACCCCGGTCTGACTGGCTTTAAGAACCTCGGTTCCCCAGTCTGGGAAATCCTTGGCTCGTTGATGTAGGTCGTAAAAATGATCATGTCCGGACGGGGTCCCAATGAAAATAGCCCACCCCTTCCGGTCCACCAATGCCGGACGGATAACAGTCTTCCAAGCGCTTTCATCTATCTGAGCAAACTCGTCAAAAACGGCGGCGTCCAGGTAGGGACCCCTCAAGCTGTTAGGATTGTCAGCCCCCATCAGACGTATCCGAGCGCCCCATGGATAATCAATTCTAAGCTCAGATTCGTTGTAAACGACACCCGGAATAGTGCTGGAATAGTATTTTGCATAATCCCAAGCGATGATCTTGGCTTGAATCCGAAAGGGCGCGATATAGGCGCCGCGCCAATCGCGTATCCCGGCCTGGCCGGCGCGGACTGCATCGCGCTGAAGATGATTAAGTGCCATGACAGTTTTTCCGAATCGCCGATGCGCTACCAGGACGAAAAATCGCCTCATGGAATCGTGCAGCCGCAACTGGTTGACGTGCGGCCGATAGGGGATGATTATTTCACGTCGCTCTGCCACTTAATCACCAGTTCGCCAGAAAGATTAGTGTCAATCTGTTGCTTTTCAACATAACCGCGCCGCTGGCCCTTGGTCCGCAAATGAAAAATAATAGCCTGAATGTTGTCCTTGTTTATTTGTTTCATAAGCCGCGACTCGGTATTGTCAATTAGGGCCTCGTCTATTTCGTCAACGGCCTGGGCAAACCCGGGGGCGACTTTTTTCCATTCATAAAACGTTGTCCGGCTGATCCCTATCGCGGTGCAGGCTTGAGAAATAGAACAAGATTTTTTAGCATAGACTTGCAAAAACTTTTGTCGAAGTTTTTCAATGTCCGCCGGTTTTTTCCCTGTTCTCATTCCATCCCTATCGCCCCCAAAAAAAAGGGCCGGTCCCGCGTTCGCGGACCGGCCCTCATGGGGGGCTCTTGTTTGGAAAATAGGCACTCTAAGGTGCTCGTGTATAAATTCTATACACCTTAATTAGCACCTGTCAATATTTTTTTTCAGATAGGTTGATGATAATTTTACAACCTGCCCGCAACGCCCGCATTTGATGGATAAATCTACCTCCCCCGCCAACGCGGAGATGTCGAGTAAGCGCTTGCCGCAAAACGGGCAGGGTACCGGCTTACTGAAGGATGGCGATTGCGTCATCTTCAACGTCATCCTCAATTGCCATGGGGACATCGGGTGCCCCGATCTGTATTTTGGCTATCAGCAGTTTTAGGCGCAGTTTGGCCACGCGCAACTTCAGCATGTCGGACCGTTGGCGCCTGACCTCAGCATCTCCGGTTGCGTCATTATCGATGATCCAGGTTTTGAACGTCGTCGCCATTATGCGAGTATCCTCGATATAATTTTCCCGTCGCGGAGTGAGACGTCCTCAACGTCGCCTATGCGCCGGCATTCGAAACAATACCACCTCATCTGATGTTTTTTGACTATCAGGGTCGGCTCTTTGTCTCCGGCATGAAACGGACATCGCCCGCCCAAATAGCGCGGCCCGGGCGAATCGATATCTTTT